GGTTCTTTGTTTGCTGCTGAACTATACGCCCTGGCTGAAACAAAAAAACGCGTTAAGGTTTACATTAACAGCGTAGGTGGTTCTGTTATTCAGGGAATGCAAATTTTTAACGCTGTTCTGGATGCGCCCTGCATGGTTGATACCTATAACATAGGTGTAGCCGCAAGTATGGCCGCTTGTATTTTCCAAGCAGGAAGAAAACGCTACGCTTACGACTACTGCATGACCATGATTCACAATGTACAGAACAGTACAGGGAATGCAGAAAAGGCTTTTAACGCTTCGGTTACTACCATGCTTATGCGAAAAACCAATAAGGACGCTGAAGCAGTTGAAAACATGATGAAGCGAACCACCTGGTTAAGCGCTTCTGAATGTGTAGAAGCTGGCCTATGTGACGAAGTAATTAAAAGCGGGGATAAAAACCGCCCTAAATTAACCGCAACAGACGAAGCCCGCGCAATGTGGTTAGCTGCAAGAAATTCTTTTTCCACTGAATTAATTAATCAAAAAATAAATAAAATGGACTTAACCAAAGTTACCGCACGCCTAAACCTTGTAGACTACTGCACACCAGAAGCAGTAGTAAAAGCTATTGACTTGATCGAAAACCGCGCCACAACCGCAGAAGGGAACCTGGTCAAAGAAACTGAAAAGGTTACAGCCCTTCAAACGGATCTGGCCAAAGCACAAAAAGAAGCTACCGAAGCTAAAAATTCTTTAACTGAAATTCAGAACAAAGAAAAGGACGCTAAAGCTGCTGAAGTTGCTGCTGAAGCTAAAACAGCCGTGGAAGCTGCAAAAGCAGTAGGTAAAATTACTGGCGGTGAAGATGTAGTTAACGCCTGGATTGAAGACTACAAAGCGAACCCTGCCAGCACAAAGCTGAAGCTGGAATCTTTGGCCATTAACAAAAGTGGTGGAAGTAATTTGCAAACTGAAGTGAAGAACAGCGCAACCTTAAAAAAGGCCGGTTCTTACGCCCAGTCGGCAATGATAGAAATCGAAGCGCGCCTTCGTGTAGCAGACGTAAAACAGTAATTCCCCAAAACCAAAATAGCAATCACAAAAAACAACAAATAAAAAAAAGAAAATGAAAAAACTTAGCTTCACCAAATTTCTACGGTCAATAGTATTGATTGCTATTGTTTCTACCTTCCTTTCCTTCGCAATTTCTGGAGGGGATGCGTTAATTTATGCCTATAAAATTGCTGCCATATTTTTGGCTGCCGGTTTTATTAAAGGTATGCTGGGAATAAGCGCCCCGAACCGTGCAGGTGTTCTGTACGATGATGGGTTAGTTATTAACGACACAACCTATGCAGGTGAAGCAGCCAGTTATATGCTTACCCGTGCAGTAGTTGGTTCAGATACGGTTCAGAAGGGCGTGGTTCACGTTCAGGATGGAATTAAGAAAAAATACACCATTCCACGCGTGGAAGTGGCCGACTTTATGCAGCGCAGAGCAGCTACACCTACCAGTAAGGGCGTAATGACTGTGGATGCAGCAAGTTTGGAACCAAAGGACGTAATGCTTTACACCGAATTTAACCCGCGCGATTTTGAGGCCCACTGGTTTGCAACCCAGTTGGAACCAAGACTTTTGGACGCTACCTTGCCACCAACGGCTGAAAACTTCGTTATGCTTCAACAAATGAAGCGTTTAAATGAATGGTTTGAAACAGCATGGCACCAGTCACGTATTCAGTACGATCCTGAAGGCGATAATGTAGACCCTTCTTCAAAAGGCGCCCCTGCAAGTGGTTCACCACTTTACGACAGCGATGGCACTGTTTCCATGTTCTACTGGGATGGGTTTATTAAAAAAGCCCTGGCAGATAGCAATACCATTGATGTGGCTTCACCGGTAGCGCTTACTTCTTCAAACATTCGCGACAAATGGTCTTTAGCCATTGATACTTATGTTCCACGCGCGTTGCTGTTCCGTTACGGTAAAATGGGCTTAAAAATTGTTTGTTCCTACGCGGATAAAAACAAATACGAAGAAGCACTGCGCACCGATGCTTACAAAAACATTGATAGCACCGAAACTGCTGCAAACCGTTACCGTGGCTATGATGTAGTTCCATGTGCAGGTATTCCTGAAAACACGTTTTACGTGGTTATTGCCAGACCGGATACTGAAAGTAATATGTGGGTGGGTATTAACAGCGTTGATGATAATACGCTCCAGTTACAGCGCTTGCAGAATAACAGCGAACTTTATTTTATTAAAGGGCTGTTCAAAGCAGATACCACTTTCGGGTTTTACGACCAGTTAGTGCTTTACACAACTCAAAGCAATTAATTTTTAACCTGAATTTTTTAACCTATAAACTTTCAAAAGAAAAATGAAAACAATTAAATTATTTTTGGCCTTTGCCTTCGTTACCATGCTTACGCTTTGCGTGAGCGCACAATCTACAAGCCCGCGCTTCGGTACTACCGTTCACAGCGATAATACTGGCCGCGTACTTACCTATGATCTGGTAACAACCAACGATGCAGCCGGTAACGATACAATTACCTGCACACCTTCTGCCTGGGAAACAATTATACGGCCCAGTTCAAACCTTACGGATAGTGTGAACATTCGCGCAAAGGTTACAAAGGCTAAAATGGGCGACTACCTTACCGTTATTATTAACAAGGGTTCGGGTGCTGGTGCAGTTCGTTTTATAAGTACATACTTCGTAAACGATGTTACTACAAACAGGTACACTATTGCAGCTTCTAAAACGAACATTTTTAAATTTCAGTTTAACGGTGCGAAGTGGGTAATGTACGCTAAAATGATTCAGCCGTAACACTAATTAAAATCAGTATTCACTTTAATACAAATAATAAATGTACACTGAAGAATTTGTTAACCACGTTAAAAGTACCACCAATGCTTCCTATTTTCTGAATGAAAAAGGGCAATGGAAAGGAAGCGCAGCCGAAGGCTACGAAGAAGTAACCCGCGAAGAAGTTCTGGGCGAAAAAAAGCCAAAGAAAGCAGCGAAAGCCGGTAAAGAAAAACAACTTACCGATGAAGAAAAACTTCAGGCTGAAATTGATGCTGAAGCTGCTGCAAACAAAGGCAAAGAATAATATTTAAACCCACTTTTTTACAATCGCAATGGAAATACCAAGCGTTAAAATTCTTAATGGTGCAGGTGGCCTGGGCAGACCGCCTGCTGGCCAGGATCACATAAGTGGTCTGGTTGACTATTTTACCACGCTACCCAGCGGGTTTGATAGCAGTAACCGAATCAAAAAGGTAAATTCTTTGCCTGCTGCCGTTGCGCTGGGTATTAACTTCGACTTCACCGATGGAACAGCCGGAACTGGAACTATTCAGTTTACTGCGCTGGGTGCAAATGGTGACACCGTTGCCATGAAGCACACCAACGTAAAAGGTGAAGTAGTGGATCTGGGAACCTTCACAAAGGATTCCACCCACACCACGCTTACACTGGAGGCCACGGCTGCAAAAAATATCATTAACGCAGGAACCAACGTACACGGTTACACTGCCACTTCTTCCACCGATACAGTTACAGTTACAGTTCCGAAATTTAACGGGGTTTATGCTGGTGTTCTGGCCACTACTATTGTAGGAACCATTACCACTACAGTAGTACAGGTAACTGGAGGCGCTAAGTCGCCCATAGCTGCTTTGTACTACCACATAAGCGAATTTTTCAGAAAAAGCCCGAACGGTGAACTTTACGTAAGCTGCCAGGACAGTGCCTACGGTACAAACTTCGTGGAAGTAAAGGATCTGGTGGACTTCGCTGAAGGCCGTATTCGCCAGGTAGGGGTTATGAATAACTTAACTACCGCGTTTGCCACTTCACAAATTACAAAAATTCAGGCCCAGTGCGATACTTGCTTTACGAATAACCGCCCAATAGTGGCCCTTTTTGCCCCTGAAATTACCGGCACAGCTTCCCTTTCCAGCTTACCAGACCTTTCTGGTTTGGATTCTGAATTAGTTGCTACGGTGATCAGCCAGGACTTAGGTGGTGTAGGTGGATGGCTTGCGCTTTCATTAGGCAAGTCTTTGTCTGACCTGGGTGCGAAGCTGGGAACACTTGCTTCTTCCAGAGTAAGCGATTCATGGGCATGGGTAGCACAGTATAATATGACTGACGGCACAGAATTAAACACTGTGGGCTTCAGTAACGGTGTAAGTTTAGCCACGGCAGAAAACCTGGGTATTCTGAACCAGTTAACCAGTTATGCGTACTGCTTCCTTCGTAAAATTACCGACTACGTTGGTACATTCAATAACCAGCCGAACACAGCAACGCTTGAAAGTTCAGACTACCGCTTCCTTTATTTGAACCGTACTATTCAAAAAGCCGGAAGACTTGAAAAGTTTGCTATGACCCCGTTTGAAAGCAGCCCAGTGGTGTTAAAACCAAACGGTGAACTTTCCGACCTAAGCATTGAAACGTTTAAGTCTGCAATAGGCCAGCAGTTAGATATAATGGTAAGGGATGGTGAACTTTCAAACTACCTTGTAACCATTGACCCTGCACAGCTTATTCTTCAAACAAATAAGGTGGCTATTACGGTTAAATTACAGCCTGTAGGTGTAGCTGACTTTATTGAAGTAACCAACCAATTCACTTTAAAAATAACCGCGTAAAATGGCTACAGTATTAAAAAATGGCGTTGCGTATAGCTGGGGAAGTATTTTATTTCCTGTGGCCGGTGTTCCTATTGTTGGCGTTACAAAAATCGCCTACAAGTCAATGCAGGAAAAAAAGAACGGCTACGGTGCTGGTTACGAACCAACCACACGCGAATACGGTAATAAAACCTACGAAGGTTCAATCACAATTAAACGTGAAGAACTTAACCGCCTTATTTTGGCTGCACCGGATGGGGATATTACAAACATTCCACCGTTTACCATTCCTGTAATTTACCAGGATGGCACAAGGGTAGCCCCGCGTGTGGATGAATTAAAAGCAGTTGAATTTAAAGGTTTCGACCAAACCGCTAACCAGGGAAACACTTCTATAGATGTGGAACTTGAACTGGTAATAGGTGGAATAACCAGTAGGTAAAAATGGCAGAAGAAAGAACAGACGCCTGGGCCGAACAGACCCAGAAAGCGTTAGAAGAAAAATATTCAGCAGAAGCTGGTAAGCCTGTAAAGGTTCATAAGTTTAAGTTCTTTGCAGCTAAGGACGATATAGCGTGGCTGTTTGTTAAGGAACCCGATCGCTTTGCAAAAATGCAGGTTATGGATTTAAGTGTTCAAAGCCTTACGCAAGCCGGTAACTTATTAATTCAAACGTGTGCTGTTCAGGAAGGCCATAGCGACCCCCGTTTCTTTGATGAAAATCAGGAAAACGACAAACTGTGGCTGGGCGCTATAATGAAGGCTTCAGAATTGGTACAGTTCGCCTTAGCCGATGTAAAAAAAAAGTAAATGAAGGCTATATAGCGCAGAACAATAAATTAAACGATCCGAATGGCGAATTACACAAAATGAAGGTGTGGATTCGCCATTTGTTGCATATAGACGCGGATTCATTAAACGCTGAAGAAATAGGGAAACACTGGGCCGACTGCGTGTTCCTACTAAAACAAAAGAACTATGAGTTCAATTAATAAGGAAGTAAAATATACGCTTAGTTTGAAAGACCTGCTTCTGGCAGGTATTAAGAAGGCCCGCGTGGAAACCGACCGGCTGGATGCCAGTGTTCAGCATACACAGCAAAGTCTGGGGAACCTTTCAACTATTGCCAGGCGCTTGCTGGTATTCCGTTATTTGGCCCAGTTCGCCCGTAGCGTTTACGATGTGGGTACCGGCTTTGAAAACGCGCAAATGGGTTTAAAAACCTTGCTGAAAACCACTGAAGCTGCGGACGTTGAATTTAATAAAATTCGCCAGGATGCCATAAGTACCCCGTTTGATTTTAAAAGCCTGTTAATGGCAAACCGCGCTCTGATCAGTGCCGGTGAAAACGCAGACGCAAGCCGCGTGAACGTGCTGAACCTGGCAAACGCGATAGCTGCTTCAGGTGGTGGGAACGATGAACTTCAGCGAATGGTGGTAAACCTTCAGCAAATTAAGAACACAGGAAAAGCCACGGCCTTAGATATTAAACAGTTTGCATACGCTGGAATAAATATTTACGGTGCTTTAGCTGATGCTACTGGGAAACCTATTGAAAAAGTTCGCGAAATGGATGTAAGTTACGACCTGCTTACTATGGCGCTGGCGAAAGCAAGGGGTGAGGGTGGAATGTTTGCGCGTGGTCTTGAAAACGCTATGAACACAATACCCGGAAAGGCCAGTAACCTGGGGGACACCTTTGATATGCTGAAGTTTAAAATTTTTAACATGGCCAAAGGTGGTATAAGTTCAGCCATTGGTGGTTTTACCACGCTTATTGATTATGTTTACAAATGGATCGATGTAAACCGTGAAAATATTTCCACTATGGGCGAATTTGTAAAGGGTGTTTGGGATGGTTTGCGCCCAGCTTTGCTTATGGCAGCTGGCCTGTTTCAGTTCATTTTTGAAATAAGCACTTTGGTTATGCGTGCGTGGAATAGTTTAGGAACCTTTGGAAAAGTATTAATAGGAACACTAACTGGAATTGTTGCTGCTGTATGGTTATGGCAGAAAGCTGTAAAAGCGCTGGAAATTGCACAGGTGGCCCTGAACTTTGTTGAAGCCATAGGCGCAGCGTTGGTAGGAAACTATGCAGGTCTGGCCGCTGCTGGTGTTATAGCCTTAGCGGGTGCGACCTGGTATTTGGTGGAAGCGCAAAAGGCCAGTAATGAAGAAGCGAAAAAGGGCGGTGGTACCACAAATGCTGCCGGTTCTGTAGTTGGCAAAAAGGGGCTTGGTTCGCCTTCTGCTCCAGCCGTTCCTGAACTTTCTACGGCTACCACTAAACCGCAGGCCCCAAAAAATACAACTATTTCAATACGGTTTGAAAACGTAGTTCGTGAATTGAACCTTACAAATAACACCCCACAGGATCTGCGAAGGGTAGCGGATAAGGTGGTGGAATTATTAACCACAACCCTTAACGATAGCCAAAGAATGGCAGCGCAGTAACATGGGGCAGGTAGTATATGTTTTCCCGACAAAGAATGATCTGGCAAAGTATTCACCAGAACAGGCTATTCGTGCCATTGGTGTAGATATTGGGGTTTCCAGTATTCGCAGGGCTGTGTTTCCAGGTGTTTATAACCCAGACGACCGCGGGCTGGGTGTTTCCAAACTTCTGGGGAACCTTGTATTAAGTAACCTTGATATTAGTGGCGATTCGTACATTGACGACAGCGGTAAGGAAATAAAATTTCCAGATCTAAAGTTTGAAACCGTGCTTTTTGAAGTTCGCAATGTTAATAACATAGTAAGAACACCTATACAGGGCCGAAGTGGAACTGTTAAGCAGTACATAGGCGGGGGTGACTGGGAAATATTTGTTCGTGGCGTAGTTAGCGGAAATAACGGCCAGTACCCAGATAAAGGAAACGGTGCTGGTGGTGATGCTACAAACACAGTGGACGCACTTGTTACAGCGCTAAACAGCAATATTGAACTAAGTGTTAATAGCTGGTTCCTTACCCAGTTTGGTATTTACAAAATTGTAATTCTGGACAAAAACTTTTACCAGGAAGAAGGAACATATTCTTCCCAAAAGTTTACATTTTCTGCCGTTTCAGATACAGACTACGTGGTTAACTTAAAACAGTAGGCCATGCTGGTTTTAAAAAGTAAAATAAGAATTACACAGCAGCCGAGCGCTGCGTGGCCGAACAGAACGGCTTACTATGATTTTAATTTCCTTACTTCCTGCAAAGTAGTAAGCACCTGGCAGAACCTTAGCGACACAGCCACGCTTACTGTTCCGCAGAAGGTTAAGTTTGTTAATAATTTCGGGCAGGCTTTTGACTGGATGGGTAAAAACATTGGCGGGGCCGGTGAAAACACTGCACCACTTATTTTGCGCGGGGATAAAATAAGCATTTACCTGGGCTACAATTACTACGACACCAGCAAAAGTAAGCGTGTTACCGAATTTAATCAGGTGTTCGATGGGTGGGTAAATGAAGTGGAAAGCAAAGCGCCAATAACCATTAAGGCCGTTGATAATATGTGGAAGTTAACACAGGTTCAGGCCCCAAATAAAACCTGGAATGGTTACACACTTCAGGAAATTATAAAGGTGCTTCTGAATGGTACCGGCTTTTCATTAAAAGAAACAATTTCAGGAAGCCCTGTTTCCACTAAGGTGGGCGCCTTTGTAACCCAGAACCAAACCGTGGCAGAAGTACTGGAGTTTATGCGAAAAGAATATCAAATAGAATCGTTTTTTCGTGGTAATGTTCTATACAGTGCAGCCTTCCGCTACTGGCCAGAAGATGTAAAAGACCATGTGTTCCGCTTTCAGGAAAACATAGTGGATTCAGACCTGAAGTACCAGCGTGTGGATGATGTTATAATGGGTATTGAATGCCACAGCGTTGAAAAGTTTAGTAGTGGAACCAGAAAGGATGGCCAGGCGAAAAAAGGCGTTAAGCGTTTGAATGTTTTTGCTCTTTACGAAAAGGGTAAACTAATGTTCTACGATGAAAAGCCAGCCGGCTTTCAGGGTGAAATAAGAACGCTGAATTTATTTGCAGCTTCAAAGGAAGAACTGAAGGTTCAGGCCCAGAAAAATGTTTACCGATTAATTTACACAGGGTTTAAGGGGAACTTTACCACATTTGGCCTTCCGTGGGTAAGGCATGGCGATAATGCGGTTTTAAGGAACGAAATTTTACCCGATCAGGATGGAACATACAAGGCAAAAGCTAACACCATTACTTTTGACCAGAGTGGCTTCTTCCAAAAAATAGAAATAGACCTTCGTGTGGATGGGTTTAGTGAATCAGAAATAAAAACAGGGCTATAATGAGCGCGAATAATAGGCAATTTATAGAGGCTTTACGAATGCTAAGTAACACCTTTGGCGTGGACGTCCCGGCTGTTGTTTTTGCCACGGTTAAAAGCGTGGACGAAGACAAAAGAACCTGTGTTTGTGTTCCTGTTAACGATAAGTCGGTAGCTGAAATTCCTGACGTTCTTATTTCTGCTATTGAAAACGATGGTCAGTTAAAATTCCCAGCTGTTGACAGTGTTGTAATTATAATCAGGACGGCAAAGAACCAGCCTTTTATTATTAAGGAAAGCGACCTGTCAAAGTATTTATTAATTGCTGAAGAAATACTGTTTAATGGCAATGAATTTGGCGGGCTGGTTAAGATCATTGAACTGACTCAAAAAATGAATGAAAAGTTAAGCACTATTAAAACAATATTTTCGACCATAGCTACAGCAGCAGACGCGGGGATAAGCAGCGCGGGTGGAACGCCAGGTGTGGTTACGGCTTATAATGGGGTACAGGCCACCCTTACGGACTACGTTAAAGGCGATTATGAAAACACTGAAATAAAACACGGAAATGGCGGCAGCTAAAGACTTTTTAGAAGATGAAAACGGGGAAGAAGTTATAGTGAATGGCGACTACGCGGTAGGCCCCAGTGATCAGTTTCATATAAATGATATTATACTTTCCATTCCAGGAAGCTGGCGCGAATACCCACAGGTAGGCTGCGCGCTTGAATCATACCAAAGCAGTGCTGGACAGCAGCAGAAACTAAACCGTACAATTTTGCAGCAACTGGAAGCAGACGGCTACGTTGATGTGCTTACTGAATATATTCTTCAGGGTAATAATTTTGGTGTAAAAGTAGTAGCTAAACGGCCATGAATAAGCACGTAATTATAAACGGTGAGAGCCTGTACGATGTTTGCATAAGCGTTTACGGGAACCTGGAAGCACTACCAACGCTTCTGGCGGACAACCCAATTATTACAAGCTGGAGCATGGATATTTCACCACTGGCTGGACAGGTTCTGCTATACGATGAAGCGCTTTATAATATTTTACCGGCACAGGTAAAGGCTTCCAAAAATATTTCTTCTTCCACCAAATATTTAACGGGCCAGGATCGCCAAAGCATTTACGATATAGCCATTTTAAGTTATGGCAGTTTTGATCAACTTGTAAAACTTGTAACAGAAAATAATTACACGCTTCAGGATCTGGATGCAAATAGGAAGCTGTTTGCATTTGATAGCAAGCTGACACAAAACCAGAATTTGTATAATTATTTGAATAAATTAGCACCAGCAAAACCAGCTACTTTGTACGATGAACGGGTTCGCGCTGTGTGGGATGGGGACTTTGTTATTTGGGATGGGGCTTATATTTTAACATGGGATTAAATGGAATTGCAATTTAAAAAAATATCTCAATACGTAACCACTTCGCTTAGCGCTGGGCTAAAGTTTTTAGTAGAACAGGAAGACGGTACTTATGCGAATGTTTTGGGTTCTGACTTTGCTTCTGGTTCCGGTGGAATTACAGGAACTTCATTAGCTGGGTACCTTCCTAAAACAGCAACGGAAACGGGCGGGGATATTGACACGCTTAACCAAAGCAGTTTTTATGAAATATCCGAATACGCGCGTCTGCTAAAAATGGCCACTACTGGCACTATTGCAGCAGGTTTTAAATGTGCGCCTGAAGCTGACGGTGGAACTGCCGAATTTGGAATGTACGACACTGACGCGGGGACTTCAATACGCAAAGGAATTTCTTTTATTGGAAATAATGTTTATTTAATTGGGCCTACTATTAACGCAGGCGCAACAGGCGATCTTTTATATTTTGCGGGTAGTTCTTTATTGGGCAGGACTTCAGGCGTTGGAATTGATAAAATTTCTATTCTTGCAACAGTTAATCAAACAGAAGGAAATTTATATTCTGACGGTGCAGGAAATTTAAGTTGGCAGCTTAACCCATACACTGGAACCGTTTCAACAGTTAGCATAGCTATGGTTAATGGGTTTGAGGGTACTTCTGACGGTGACCCGTATAACCCCACAATAACTTTAACCACAACTGTAACCGGTGTTTTATACGGAAATGGAA